CCTGTGATGCCAGTCATGGAAGTGATGTTGTCGTTTACACCAGCAATAGCCCAACTTTGGTCAATCTTCTGCCAAACAGAACCGTTATAAATTAACCAATCACCAACTTGCCAGTCAGTAATACCATTTAGGTTTGTAGAACCAGCAAAGTTAACAATGTAATAGTAACCGTTTGTCCCAACACTAGAGGTGAGAGTAGGAGTGTTTGTAGACGCATTCCATGTGCCTTGGTAATCTAAGGTAATCAAACTATTAATTTGATTTTGCAGTGAGGTTAGAGTATCAAGAACAGACTGAGAAGTACCGCCACCATTAGTAATGACTTTGATGCGTTCTGCAAGATCAGGAGCAACAACTTCACCAACATTGAGTTCACGACCAGAAGACAATGTAATAACAAGGCTACCGTCAAAATCAATGCGAGCATCGGTAACAGACACACCGTCAACACCATCCACTCCATCACGCCCATCTTTACCAGCGTCACCTCGATCACCCTTAGCGCCATCTTTGCCTGATCTTCCATCTTTACCATCTCGACCATCCTTGCCGTTGATACCGTCACGACCATCTTTGATGGATGCCACACGCTTTTCAATGGAGTTACCCACATCGTCAAAGCGGGAACGAATGTCAGATTCAATCTTCTTTAGAGCCTGAACAACTAGGTCAACATTCTCACCAATCTTGCGCTTTTGCACTTCTTTTGCTTGAGCAACAGACTGCCGAACAGAATCCAAAACAGCCATCTGCTGCTCTGGAGTCATGTTTTTAAGGATTAACTCCTTGGCAAGATTTTCGACATTCATCGCACAATTCCTGTCTGGGAAGCATTCAATTGTTGCGTCAGTTGGTTGAGGAAGTCTTCTTCCATGCCAGCCATCTTGTTATTCTTGTCTGCCATCTGCAATTCAACAATCTTAGACTTGTTCTTGATGTCTGCTTCTTTCAACATCAGTTCAGCAATCTTAACTCGCTTGTCAAACTCACGAGAAGCCGCTTCATCCTCATTTGGCAGATTCTTAGTGGTTGCGCCAAGGACTTTAGCCTGAATCTCTTGAGGCATCAACTGTGCTTCCATCGACAACTTCACAGCATTTGCCTTGTTTTCTTCGGCCTGAGTAGTCTGGACAGCAATCTGAGCCTGAGCCGCTTGCATAGCCAATTCTGCTTGCATTTGTTGCATTTGCTGTGCTTCAGGGTTAGGCTTGCTCATTTCATCCAAAGCCGCAATCAACTCATAACGGTTTGTCAGGCTAGAGTTAGACAAGATTCCCTTCAAGATGATAGGCAGGACAGGAGTATCAGGGCCGAGAGTCTGCAACAAGCCGATAAACTGCTTTTGTTCGTACTCACGAGCAATGATGCCCAAAGTGGCAGTTGGGATGAAGTTCATGTCCACAGAGGGGTAACGCTCTGGGTCAAACTGCATAAAGCGGAAAGCAGCCTTCTTGATGAATGGAATCAGGAAGTCTTCTTGGAAGTTCACCAGTGTGCGCTTGTATTTCTTGATGATGGTGGCAACAGCCATAGACATTCCATCACCATCACGAGCAGAGTTACTGACCATTCCTTGTGAATCAAGAGTGCCAGTGGCTTGTAACAACATACGCTCAAACTCTTTGGCAGTTGCCAAGTTGTTAGGGTCTGTCTCGCCAAACTTAAATGGCATCAAAATCTCTGTTGGAGAACCGTTTACAAGGATAGCTTTTCCGGGCTTTACCTCAAACTTAGCGCCACGAGGCAAACGAGTTGCATCCATCGCAATCATGGGGCTGGTAGTCAATGCCAGTGAGTCCAAATGGCTACGAGTCTGGGCATCAATAGCTTTTTGCATATTGAAAGCCTTCTCAACCGTACCCCGACCCAACAAACGGTTAGGAATCGTGTCATCTTGATAGCTCAAGACTGGACGATCTTTCATCATGTAGGGGTTTTCTTCAGCTTTGAGCAACAAACCATCGTTGGCAATGACCACAATGGCCTCAACCATGTCTGTATAGTCTTCAGCGGCTGAATTCTCGGGGAACAACTCAACAATCTCTTTGTTTTCTTCTAAGTTGTTTAGGTATTCACGAGGAACAAGACCGTAATAGGTCAGCAAAAGCACCTTTTCGTCCTGATACTGGCTTACCTCTTGGGTTGGCTCAAGGTCAGTGTCTTCATAGGTAGGGGTGATGTCAACCTTTCGGTAGATTCCACGTTCAATACCTTCAACAACCTTGTGAATTGAAACGTATTTCTCGATTGCCACGCCCATACAGTCATCAATGCTTGTCCCATTGGGGTCAAACAAGAAGTTCTTGGGGTTAACAGGAACAATCTTGACCGCAATACGGTTAGTCTCAGTCACACCAATAGCTGCCTGACCTGTTTGGTTAGGAATGGCACGAGTTGTAGGGATATATTCCTTCTCAGTCTTGACGATGATCTCGCCAATACCTGTTCCATAGATTTCAGCCATCAACTCGATCTGGTCGATAGATTTTCTGATTTTGTCTTTCTTGAAATCTTCCATCAGTTGAGCCTTGATAGCTTCAACATCCAATGGATTACCGTCTACATCCTTGAGATCGTCTTGGATGTCAAAGAAATCGCCTTGACCGAAGATAGCTTCCATGATCTCAGCATGGCGGGTTTCTACGGCTTGTTGAGTAGCGGGGGTCACAATACGGCTACGCTCTGATTCACGAGTCTTGTCTTCAGATGCCCACTGACCCCGAAAGATACGCTCGTACTCTAGCCAGTCAGGGAGGAAGTTGACATCACGGTAATCACGCCAGCGTTGGCAGTGGTCAACAACAAATGCAGTGATTTCCTTGTCAGCCTCTGTTGGCTGATAAAACTGGTTCTGTTCTAACTTCACTTGTTTGTCTGTTGCCATGTGTTGCCCTTAAAAGCCCGAAATTACGTCTAGAGGCTCCCACTCATCTTCTTGGTCATCTTGGAAGTATGAGGTGACAGCCAGTTGGTCAATGTACGATAAGGCATCAGGTAAATCGTCATGAACACCTTGGGCGGGAAAAAGGAGAAGTTGATCTTTAAACTCGTCCCAATCTTCCTCGGAGTTCAGCACAATACGCCCATGCTCAAACCGTCCTTGAAGTGACCAAATGATACGGTCGGCTTTTTTGCGATTGCCGTGGGTCAAGTCAACTATGTGCGAATATACATTATTCTTCCGCATCAAGTCACTCAAATACGGCAAAACTGCGTTTTTTAACGCTCCACGCTCAATTCCTACAGAAAGTGGGCGGTATTCCCGCATCTTGAGCAAAATGGTGGCGGCAGTCTCCCGAATGTCCCACCGTCCATAAACGATCTCTTTGACGAACCATTTCCCATCGTCAGTGACCTTGACCACCGCTATGGCGGTCTGGTCTAGCCGCTTCTTGGAATTAGCCGCTTGTCTCGCAACTTCCTCAAATCCCGCTAAGTCACAGGCAATGAAGTAGCTCCCATACTCAGGCTCAACACCGTATTTCAGCCATTCTTCCTTAAAGATGTCAGAGCCAGCGTTATTGAACGAGGCAAGATATTCCTGACCAAACGCAAAGGAAGATAACGTCTTCTTGGCACTCTCAATCTCAGCCTCGTCAATCAAAGGGTTGTCCTTGGTGGTGAAATGCCACGATTTCCAGTCCTCATCCTCCCCATCCTGACCCAAGTTGTACAGATCAAAGAACCAGTTCCGACCCTTGGGCGTACCAATGAACATGGCACGACCCTTCTTGTCGGACAAGCTGGCTCTGATAACCTGCTCCCAAGTCTCTGGCTTAATGTCTGCCACCTCGTCCAAGACTGCGTATGTCAAACTGACACCCCGCAAGGTGTCAGGACGGTCAGAACCCCGAACATATATCTTTGCACCGTTAATCAAGGTAACTTCCATGTTATTCACATGGCTAGACTGGATAATCTCCCGACCCACATCCAACAGCACATCCCAGACAATCTGACGAGCCTGACCTTGGGTCGGCGCAACGTAAAGCACCGCACTGCCAGCGGGACAGCTCAAGCCTTCTATCAGTAAGGTAGTCACGGCAAGTCGTGACTTACCGCACCGCCTTCCAGCCACCACGACCTTGAACCTCGTCTTGTCGGCATAGACTTCTTGTTGCCACGGCAATAGCGCAAAGTTCAAATCAGCCATTCTTAGCCTCAATATCTTCTATGTCTTCAGGCTCAATTGTCGTTGTGGCGACAGTAGGTGCTCCAATGCCAGTAATAGTGATGTTGACTGCACTCCTCTGGCCTTTATCCTTCTCAAACATGGATACAGGCAATGTCCTGTCTACGCACATCTTGATAGCCGCCATCTGAGCAGGGTGGTTGTCATTTAACGCAATGGAAATCATCTTCTCAACAACATCCTTACCACTCGACTTAATCAGCATATCCTTCAACTCTTTTAGCCGTTGATGGTCAGTCTTAGGCAAGGCCAAGGCGGGGTTCCTAGCGTATTCCTGTATCTGCCGCTTTAGGCCAAATGTGCCTTTGGGTCTACCAGCCTTCTTCTTTTGCGGCTCTGGCTGTTCATCCTGAATGTCATCAATGTGTTCTATGTTCACGATTGTCCTTGTGTGTTGTGGGCGTGATGTTGGGGGATTATGGCTTTTTTTCATTTCCTATGGTAGATTTCTCTTGCTGGCGCAAAGTAACCGAACTACCTCCTTCAAGTCTTTGCTTGCTACTGTTCGGGGCTCCCTGCGTCCAGCACTAACACGCATGGGGATTGGGTGTCGACCAACAAGGTAACGCCGCAAGGTAGCCCGAAGTAAACAGTCCCCAGTCGTGTTGGTGAGAAATGGATTTGTAACGGGTCGTGAACCAAAGAACCTTCCAGCAGGGCGTTCACTGAAAGAGCACGTAGCCGCCGACCAACAACCTACACGCATGGGGATTGTGCAAGTCCCCAGCCGTGTTGGTGAAAGCGGTTTGGCTCCGCTGGAAGTTTGTCGTTGCTGATTTGCATCCATACCCTGCCTCATGGGAGTCACCAACTTCTCTTTTTTTTTAAATCGGGATAGTGGTTTGTTGGGATTTTGCTGATTTGGCTTTTTCAGAACAGCGGAGGCTCCCACAATTATCACGACCAGACCCGACCCCCTCCCCCCATCCAAAAAGTCAGGCACTTATCCACAGGCACTTGTGGATAGTGTGGATAACATCTGCAAGTCGTTGATTCTATTGATGTTTTTCTGTACGCTTACAAACTGCTGACATATCTGGCTTTATACAATGTCCATTATGTTAACTAATAATATCTGAAAGCATTACACGCAATACCCGAATGAAACGCAATCTGTAACCAATCGGCAAGATTGTGCATAACTTTGGCATTTGCCTGTGGATAACTCCGAATCGGCGGGTCGGCGGCTGGCGGGAGGCGGAGAGTGAAAGAAGCGGAGGGTGCTTTTTGGGGGTACTAACCAAACTTTTAGTCATAAGACTTTTAAGTAGTAACAGATTGATTTGTTAGACATTTCAGTTATTAAAAGATACAAGACTCAAAGCATCCAGATAATCCGCAAGCCAATGCCATTTAAACGCCACCAAAGGGGTCAGGAACGCCATCAATAGCGTCTTGCATGGTGTAGGTTACGTCAACGCTTTCAAGCGGCATAAACGGCCTGTAGCCCAAACTCCAAACATGGACGTAAACCCGCTGAAGTTCCAGCCAGCCTTCGGTAATGTTTCCCTCACCAGCTTGAAGTAACAGCACCAACTCCTCTGGCGTTAACTTGCGCTGGAAGTACTTGGTATCTCTCTTGGTCGGCCTCGCCATCTTTACTCCCCAATCTTTTTGTACTTCGGCACATAGTCGCCGCCACCTTCAAAGGCGTGAAGGTCATCAGCCAAGTCCTCAAACCCTGAACCTTTGCCAAACCCTTCACCAGCCTTAAAGCTGATGACCTTGGCTGTTGGGTCAAAGGCTTTGACCTTGACGATGGCTTGCACCAACTCGTCATTGAGGATGACTTCCATTTCCTCCATGCTCCAGATGGTGAGGTCTTTGCGCTTGTTCTGTAAGTTGACCGCATCGTTAACTGTCTGACAAACCGCCATGCGGATACCCTTTTGGTTCATCCATTCCACAAACCTGATTGGAGGGTTAGGTTCAACCTCATTCTCTACAGCCCACTTCTCCAGTGCGTCATACCCTTTAATCATGCCGTTGACAGTCCGACCCAATCTCTCAATATCCTGAAAGTCCAACGAGTCCCAAACTCTACCCATCTGACCCCAAAACTTCGTCCTAAACTCACTGTCAACTAAAGTAATCAATCTATCAACACCCCATTTTTCCTCATGTTGCACCTTGCGCTTATCCAACTCAACCAAAATCGAGTTTGACGCAATCTCAAAATCCGTTGCCTTGCGCTTTGGCACTTGAACATCCGGAACTTCCTTACGTGACAATTTTCGAACCATTTTTAACCTCTACAAAAAAAACAGACAACAGACAAACCGACAGTGGACAAACCTCTTGTTCATAGACAAGAGGTGGTTTGTCCACATAAACTCGGACAGACAATTTGGACATTTGTCCGGTTTGTCCGGTTTGTCCAGTGGATAAACATACAGTAGTGTCATGAACCAAACCTCTCAGAATCTGTCTTCAACCAGACGAATCCAGACCCTATTACAACCTTCTTAGCGTCAACAAGTCTCTCCCTTGCCCTTGTCCAAGCCTTCTGAAACGCCGCTTTATCGTCATCAGTGCAACCCTTCATAGACCAGAATTCACCCTTCCAGTCCTCCAAAGTCACTCCATAGCGTGTAGTACCATCTACTTCACGATATGATGCTTTAGCCTTAATCACTTTCATCAAGGAATCCATCTCCAAACGCTGATTTCCACCGCTACCAGCATTGTTTTTAGCGTTCTTCTTTGTTGTCTGAACTATCTCAGTGTTGGCCTGAACAGCTAATGAGGTGACTGATTCAAAGCCCAAGGCTGATGTTGAGACATCAATTGCCACAACATCAAAGCCAATTGCAATGTCATCAGAGCCATCTTTTTGCTTAGTCACGGTGATAGTTCCTGAGCCTTTAACTGATGGGTCACCAGTGTTAATGACCGAATCTAGGCGGTTAATCTCAAGTTCAGTGTCCACGGCTCCAAGCAAAGAGCTATGTCCTCGCAGTCCCTTTGTTACGTCCTTACCGCTGTGATGGATGACTAATAAGGCACAGTCGTAGAAGGCTTGGAGTTTCCCTGCTTGGGTGATGAAGCCACCCATATCTTCTGAACTGTTCTCGTTAAAGCCACCTCCAGACATCCTCATCAGGGTGTCAAGCACAATCATCTGTAGCTTTTCACCAACTGTCTCAAGTAAGTCGTTGATTGCGCTAATTAAATTGTCAAAGTCTTCCTGTGAAGACCTTAAGTTAATTTGCGCCCTAATGACATACAAAGGCGCACCATCTGGGCTGTCGTTCTTTATCTTGCAAGCCTTAATCCTTGCGCCTAAACCTCCATGACCTTCACCTGCGATGTACAGCACCACACCTGACTGCTTAACGGCCTTACCCATCCAGTCACGCCCTGTAGCTATCGCCTCTGCCATATCAAGGGCAATGAATGACTTGTAAGACGCTGGTGGTGCATACAAAGCCACAAATGCCTTCTTTGGGATGATGTCCTCAATCAGCCACTCTACTGGCTCGTCCTTTATGGAATCCCAAGACTCAACCAGAAACCGTGACTTTTGGGCAGATTCAGATTGAGATGCTTCAGATTCAGGGACATCTAACTTCAATCTTTGCGGCAACCAGACTTCATCTACCGACTTGATGACCGTACAGGCTCTAGCACTTGAAGCCAATGTTTCCCTGTCACCACCATACTTATTGACCCACTCAAAGGCATCCTCTTTCGGGTGTTTGAGTTCTAAATCCAACACCCTGACACTCTTTGCGACTGGTAGTAGTGCCTCCACCACCTTGGTAGCGTAACTCCAGCCTGAGACATCGTTATCAGGCACGATTACCACGTTTGCGCCTGTGAAGTACTGGTTGAGTTCAGGACTCCAATTGCCTGAACCAGCATGACTTGTGGTGGCTACAACTTTCAGACTGCCCAAGGCATCTGCCGCCTTCTCGCCTTCAGTGATGTAGACAACTCGTCCAGCGGCTGTTGCCTGTTGCAGATCGGGTAGCTTGTAGGGGACGATTCTGCAATCTCCCAATTTGCCAACCCTTGAGTTGTCGGGCATGACTCTCAGGGTCTTATATGTCTTGCCTTTAGTGTCATTGGTCTTGAATCTTTGCTTCACGAACAGGGAGACACCATCTTCATCGGTGTAATGCCACTCCTGTTGGAATGTCGGTGTCTGAATGTAGGGTAGAGGCTTGATGCTTGATAGGTATTCGGGTCTATCTTGTTGGGGTAGGGCAGGGAGGAGTCCCATGTCCTTGATCGTGTTAAAGACGGTGTGCTGATCGCATCCACCGTGGCATTTAAAGAGGTAGTTCCCATCACTTGATTCTGTGATGGATAGGCTTGGATGCTTGTCGCCGTTGCCTTGACCGTGCGAGGGTACAGGGCAAGATGCTAAGTAACCATTCCCTACTTTCTTGGCGTTTCCAAGCGTAGTGGCTAATTCTTGTGCTGACATTTATGGCGTTTCCAATTGAGGGGACAAAAAAACCAGAGTCTCCCCCGAAACTCTGGTGCTGTGAGAGGTGCAGTGTTTAGCTGAACATCTCGTCATCACTCATTGCTGGTGATGGTGCGGGTTTGGCAACTGGTGTAGGTGCTGGCTTGGCTACTGGTGCTTGGAACTCAGGCTCTGCACTCTCACCACCTGCCAATGCCGCTGGTCGTGCCACCCAACCTGTGATTTCAAAGATCGGCACTCGTGTGCTTCCCTTGCCTACCTTCTCAGGGCGTGAACCCTTGTACTCAACGACTGGCAACTTACCAGCATTGGCTGACAAACCTGAAGAAGCGATCTTGTATAGATGTTCCAAGCCCATGTTAGAACCTGCACCGTTAGCACTCCACTCTGCAACACCGATCTCTTTGTTGTAGAAAGTGACCTTGAAGCCTCGTTTGTGTTCGGGTGATGGTTGTGCGCCTTTACGACCCAACGAGTCATCAGCCACGAATTCAAAGACACCAGTTGCAATGAGCATCCAACCTGTTTGGATGTTCTCGATGTCGAACACGAACTTACCTAGTTGGAATTCACCATCTTGGTTTGACCATGCGTTTGCTTGTGGGCTATATCGGATGTAGTTACCGTTACCGCCGCCGCCTGAGAGATTTAAGTTCATTTGATGTTTCCTTGTTTAAAGTTAAAAAATGTGACAGATGTCACGGTGGGGGATTTGGGGTTGTGATTATTGCGTCAGACCTTTGTCTCTTGCAAGCGTTAATCCACTTGATATGCGGGAAGTTAACGGTTCAATAGATTGCTTCAAGTCTTTCGGTAACAGTTTCTCTGCCGCCGCAGGGGTGATGAGTTCTTGCTTGACGATCTGGTCAATGGTGAGGCCGCAAGCCAACAGTGCAGGGACAACATCTGATTCTTTTGTCCATGAACGTAATGCTCTCTTGGGCGTGAGTTGCCAGCCATCAATGACAGCACCTGATTCCATGCGTTTTAAGGCGTGATCTCTCACAGCCTTGATGTAGTCCTCAACCATGTCAAATTGCGCCAGCAAGACGCTAATCTGTTGCTCTGTAAGCACTTCTATTGGCGGTGCATTACTCACCACTTCAACAATCTGTTGCTGTGCAGGGCAAATAGTCTTTGCGGGGCAATACTGACAGGCTGAATCCGATGGTGTTGGTGGATATGCAGGGTTCAAGGCATTCTCAATAGCAGGCGCAAGAACATAGTGCTCCCAATCAACCAACTCCTGAATTGTCATTGAGTGCTTACGCAACTCACCATGATGCGGCTGGATAATCCACAACTCGACAGTCGAGATGTCACGAAACAAGTTATGCAAATTCAGGGCTGACAAGGCGTATAGCTTAAGTTGTTCACTGTCGGCATCAACGTAACCACGACCTGTTTTCAGGTCAGCAATGATGAGTTTGCGTTTCTCTTTTGAGATACCGATAACGTCAGTCGTGCCTCCTACTTTGCAAACTTGTGTGTCTTGATAGGGGATGAACTGCTCAACCTGAACACTGCCAGCACCTAACTCATCTTCAATCTTCCAGATGGCTTTGAGATGCTCAAGGGCGAACTCACAATTCTCCTCAGTCATTGTGATGCCTTCAAAGACTTGGCCTTCAAACTTTGTAGGGTCTAGGTCACCTTTGAAGCAGTGTTCTGCAAGTGAATGAATTGCAGTGCCTATCTTCGCCGCTTCGCCACCTTCCACATAGGGCATTTGTGCTGACAACTTGGCAGAGGCGGGACAGGCTATCCAACGTGATGATGCTGATGCTCTGAGGTTCAGTTGCTTTGTTGCCATGATGCTCTCTCAATGTGATGATGGTTAATGAGTAATTGGTAGGCAAGTTGCCTTGTTTCGTTTGATACTGCATGACCTAAGTCTTCAGGGTCTAGGATTCTTTTGAGGAACACGACTGTTGATTGGTTTTGCTTGCGTTCTTGTTCAAGCTGTACTGATAACCAAACAATATGGTCACGCATCACTTGACGTTCTTTGTCATCCATTTTCAATCTCCACAGAAACAAGCGATTGTTTCCTCATTAGGGTCAAACATATCTCTTTGCTCTGATGCAAATTGAATCATTGAGGCATAGGATGGACGGTCGGAACGAAACACCGCACCGCTTGGCTTGCTTGCCAGTGCCAGTGCCTCCATTTGCGCCCACCATATACCACGTTCAGGTTTTTCTGCAATTAGAGAAAGCACTTGAGAGCCGCCCTTTAGAAAGCAAAGATCGCAATTGCCGTGATATGTCACGCCATTGATATTTGGCAATTCCAAATCAAAAGGCTGATTACGCCAAAACTCTCCAACTGTTTCCTTAGTAACGCCAGCAGTTACCAAGGTAATCCTAGATTTATCGGCAATCTTGGCGGCTCTACGTTGTTCATCTGCCCTCATACCAATCCAGTCCATAGTTTCATTGTGGTCAGTCCATCCTGTAGATTTCAAATACTTGTGTATGGTGCGAATCTTCAATTCAGAGGTGCAAAATCTTGTCACTGGATTGGGCAAATACTGACGTTTACGAATCAAAGCCTCAAATGGTTCGCCATTTCTGCTGGCTGTTTCGTAAGTCACTACCTCAAATGCAGGGTCGGAATCACGATATTCAAGCCATGCGATAGGAACATTCCAATTTGTCCCACAATCATGGACAAACTTGAGGGTTGCCTCATCTTCCTTTCCAGTGTTAGCAAAGCAAACTACAGCCTCATCAGGCAACTTGCCATTATTAGCCTCCAGAACACGCCAAAGCATATAGGCACTGGTACGACCACCGCTAAAGCTGATGCAGGTCGGCTCGTTAATCTCGAATGGATTAGCCATGCTTTGACCCCCACAATGCGATGAGTGCGGCATCACTACGACCATCATCTTTGACACGTTTAAAGAGTGCAGTTTGTTCAGGGAACAACTCCATTGCTCTGGCTCTTGAGCCATCTTTACCACCTGTCATGCCAAGACCTTTCTGCCAAGTCTGTGGAGTCATGAGAGTTGTTTTGATCTTCATGGTTGTGAGGACTCCCTCGACCACGCCAAGAGAACGACCAAAGGAGAAGACAGATGTCACGCCTTGCCCTGCCATAGCAAAAACCTTCTCTACATAGGCTTCATTAGGGTCAAACTGCTTGATGATGTCTACCAGTTCAGGCACTGACACCTGACGTTTGGCTTTGCCATTACGGTCAAGGGTGACTGTTGGCATATCTACAACACCAACAAGTTCACCATCCTGAACCAAGGCGATAGCACCGTTAAGACCAACGTCAATACCCAAGGTGCGCTTAGTCATTTTGACCCCCTTGGAGGGCTTGTAGGCGGCTCTGAATGAGGGAATCTACCGATTCTTCTAGCCGTTTGATACTGGTGACCAGTGGTATGGTCTTTCCAGTGGCGTAACGGCTGACCTGAGAGGGGTCAAGACCAGCTTGCCTAGCCACATCAGTGATGGTGAAGCCAGCCTTTTCAGCCTTTTCCCTAATGGAATCAATAAGTTGCATGGTTTGTGTGTTCATGGGGCTGGATTCTAGAGGACTTTGGATTGGTTAGTCAAGTGCTAATTGATTTAATAACCCACTGGAGTGTGTGGGATTAAATGGGTGGGGCTTGACTAGGTAGTCAACTCTGATATGATTCACCCATCAGCAACACAAACAGGAGATACCAGATGACAAACACAACTAAACAAATTCGTGGCAACTGCCAATGCTGTGGTCGCCAACAAGCTGTTGTAGGTGGCTTGATGTCCAAGCATGGCTACACCGTCAAAGAGGGCTGGTTTTCTGGTGTTTGCTCAGGTCGTAACTACCAGCCTATTCAAGTAAGCCGCACCATGACAGACAAAATCATTGCTGACATTAGCGCAGAAATCCCAGAATTGATTGCCAAGGCTGAAAAAGTTAAGTCTGGCGAAATGACCCCCACAACAATCAAACTGCGCTTTAACAAAGAAACAATACCTTTTGAGCAAGGCAACTTGAAACAACAGTCAGAAGCCAGAACTAGCTTGGAATGGGCTTACCGCAATCGTGCAAGAGCAGGTCAAGATTTTGTCAAAACAATGACTGAAGTTGCTGACAAATTTCATGGTCAATCGTTAATTGAAGTAACCAAGTAAACCCAAGGGGCGCAAGCCCCATCTTTCAACCTTAAAGGAGAATTGAAAATGACACGTTACACATTCACTAACAAACTTGAAGTCTTAGAGACAGTACGCCGAGCCATTCAGTTAGGCGTTAGCGACATTCACATTGTTGATTGCAGTGGTGATGGAGTTGGCTTTTGGATTGATATGGACTTGTCTTGCATCATGACAGATCAAGAACAAAAGTGGGTCACTCAATTTGCCGAACGTAAGGCAACCCCATTTGTTTACTACTCACCCTATAACGGCGAGTTCTTAGGCGCACAACCCGCTAAAGCTGGACAAGATTACTAAGGAAACCCCATGCCACTAGACGAATCAGACCTTGACTACATGAAAGCGGAGGACTTTTACCGCCGCCGCTACCAGTCAAACATTGCGGCTCACCCAGATTGCCGTGACCCTGCCCATGATGGCTGTGAACTTTGTGAAGATGAGGAGAATGATGATGAATGAGAAACTTCTTGATGTCCTAGCGGCTACCGCTATCGGTATCGGCTTTGCTGTTTTGCTTGTGGCATGGTGGTCTTCATGAACAACCCACCAGCATTTCCTCCTATGCACGACCCCAATACGCATGAGTTTGGCATGACATTGCGTGACTACTTTGCGGCAAAGGCTATGCAAGCGGTAATCACTGGATATGCAACACAAAATAAAGTCGGTTTGTATTCCAATTGGGCGGGTCTTGCTTATGAAATGGCAGACGCAATGTTGAAAGAGAGAGAAGCATGACCGAACTCCAAGACTTCTGCCAAGAAGCCAGAACAATGGAAGAACTCGTAGAGGCAGGGTTCAAGGCTCATCAAGTCTATAACGCTGTCAAGCGTAAGGAGTTGACCAATACCAAGGCAACAGACGATTGGGGGCGCAAGATCAAGACTAAGGGCTTGTTCCTGTCAACAGTCACCATTGCGCCTATGAACTTCACCGCCTTGCAAGTTGCATGGCATCAACCACAGGAGAACAGAGTATGAGTATGCAAGCAGAACTTAAAGAGTTGGTGACTCGTATAGCACCATCTAAGGACATTGCTGGTGGCTTCATGTCCCGCAATGACATCATCCAACTTATCAACAAGGTGGCTGATGAAGCTGTCCTGATTGGATGGGCAAGGGCTGAGACTTTAAGCCGCCAGCGGCTAGAAAAGAAGATCACCAGCATGGAACAAGAGATCGAGATTCTCAAAGACAGAATCAAAGACCTTGAACTTGAAGTCATTGCATCCACAAAATGAAAGTCTGGAATGCCATCATGATTGCAGTGCTTTGCGCCTTGGCTCTCATGTATTTTGATTCAGAAGAAAAGGAGAAATCAGATGTTGGAAACAGTGCTTTACGTCTTCTTAGCAGGGATTTTCGGCTCGATATTGGGAATTTGCGTGTGTATCGGGTTTGCGTTGTATCTGGTAAATCGGGACGAGCGGGAAGAAAGATAGTGAAATGCCCAGTTTGTGACCAGTGGGTTAGGAATAGTGCAATGCAATACAGATGCGGTAGTGACCGCAAGATTGAAAGAATTATTCTTGTAACTGAACGAAAGAAGAAATGATTAACGTAGGTGTGAAGTTGACATTAAGCCAGCAAGCAAAGTGGAGAGAACTTGGTGGTGCAAAGTGGTTGCGTGAATATCTTTGCCAAAAGATTGAAGATGATCGGACTATGGAAATGGGTAGGGTGCTAGGGGTGAAGATGACTCCAAAGCCAATACCACAAAAATCAAACAAAGAACTCATTGCGTCAGTTGAGAAGATTCTTGACGATGCAAAGGCTCAAATTAAAAAGGCGGTTGCATGAACTGGCGAGACTTAACAATCAAATACGTCAAAGATTTACTCAGAGCAAAGACTCCATTGGAGGTGGCTCACAAGGAACTCATTGAGGCACAACACGCCAAGATGCAAGCTGAGACTTCTGTGGAGTACTCACAAGCCTTGGTGAACTACAACGAACAGAGAATCTTCAGGCTCTACAAACGAATCAACGAACTACAGGAGTTTGGTCATGATTGAAGAACCAGAAGACGAGGCATTCAACGAAATTGAACGTCAAAGCCTGTGGCGTAAACGTGCTGTGCAAGCGGCAATCTCAACCAATCCATATCGTGACCAAGTGATTGAAGAAGTAGCCCAAGCCATCCTAAAGATGGAAGGGTTTGGCAAGGACACATTGCACAGCTTTGCAATTTACATTCGGGGGCTGAAATGAACCCACCAAAAAACGCATTTGACTTCTCTGGCGCATCAATCTGGACTAAGGACAAGGAGCTTGTCCAGATCAACAATGGCAAAATCAACGGTTCAAAGCGTAGAGAGCAAATGAGACTTACTGAGACTCTAAATGTGCGTGAGAACTTCACGACTTACAGCAAGGCTAGAGCCTCTAAATGATAGTAAAAATCCGCACCTTTTATGGCAGAACTAAGGGGGTCAGAGGTGACCGCAAGACTGATGTTGTAATGGGTACGGCTTGGCTATGCCAGAAGTGTGGTGAGGTGATCTTGTATGAACACCTCACCCCTAAACACTATTGCAAGCGTCCTCTTATGCCTGTAGTCCTTGCAAATACTGAGTCTTCCCCGCAACCTTAACGGCTGTCAGTTCTTGATTTTTAAGATTAGATGGGTCAAAGCTACAGTGTATCCAGCCCGAATTTGGTTGTCCTTGTGTGTAGAACTCTAGGATAAGTTGGGTGTAGTCGAGGTTATCCATAATCCATTGCGCTACATCAGGGTTTGGAAGACCATCAATTTCAAAGTCGCAGGCTTGGCCTTTGCAATGGTCTGAGGTTGCCGAGCCTCCAGTGGCTTGGTTGACGGCTGGACACCTAAACCCAGATGAAATCTTGACAGGCTTGCCAAAGTGGTCACGCACTGGCTGTAGGATGTTTTCGCAAAGCAACCGCAATGATTCAATCTGCTCATCATTTGGCGTATTGTCAATGTCTAAGCGTATTGCAGTCTCAGACTTTGTAAGTTCATTCAAGGTGAAGTTTTTGGACAGGTTCATTTGATTTCCTTTTGTGATTCAAGTGCTTGGTTGTACAAATTGATACAAGCGTTCAGCTTGGTTATTGCTCGATCACCCTCCTCCGCTATTGCGAAAAGAGTTTTTCCAACCTCTGGGTCAAGGTCGGCTCGTGCTTCTCCTCCACTATCTCCTGCGGGAGTTGTGGAATCTGCGGGGGCTTGTATGGGGCAGGACGCTTTGAGGCGCAACTTGAGATTACCACTGTCAATAGCAAGATCACGCTGTTTTGTAACCAATTTGGCCTTTTCATTTGATACCCTCAATGCAGTTGATGTGGTGGTTACAGCGGCCACCAAAGCCGCCTCCTTTGCCCTAGCTTGTGTGTTTAGGCGGTCTACTTCTTCTTGTTGAGCCTTGGCCTCGTAGTGCTGACCAGTACAGTAGCCACCACCAAAGATCAAGACCAGAATCAACAAGCCTCCAAGGATGTTACTCATGGCTTTGGTGGCTCATCGTTGTCATTGGATTCAGCCTCTGCCTTTGCGGTAGCGTTGGCTACAGCCTTAACAGCAGTCCGACCAGCTACACCGCCAAGAACGCCAGTAATGAACACCATGATGGTGTTGATTTGTTGCAAGTAAACAGAGTCGATTTTCGCCATCCCCGACATGGGCTGAGTTACGAACGAAACTGAGTAGAGAAACATAGCCATAGCGCCAAGCAGAATCGACACCAAGACCACGATAACGAATGCCCATACCCTGACCTCAATCTCGTCTGATGTCAGTCGATTGTTGGTTTTATATCCAATGGTTGCCATTACTTTTTCTCCTGTTCAGGTTTGATGAGTTGATCGGGACAAGTACCAGTAGCGGTACAGATTGGGGGTTTGCATTCTGGTGTATCCCAATTCTTAGGGTCTTGGCAGGGATACCTAAAACGATCTTCACAGCCAGCCAATAACCCGCAAAGGATACCAACACAAACAGTCAGCGCCAGCAGTTTAATTTCATGGTTTGTCATTTTTGCGTCTCTCCTGTTCAACAATTTGCCGTCTTAACCGTTCGACCTTTTCGACCTGTTCCTTGACCTCATGCTTGGCCTCCAAGATGTCGAGGTACAGCATTGCCCCCAAAGGGAGTAGGCACGCTATCAGAAAACAGCAGAATACCCATCCCATTATGTCTTGCTCCAACGACTTAGTAGGGCGAACCACAGCCAAAGGTAGAGGAGGAATAGGGTAGTCACTGCTAGGTACGCTAGTTTTAGCTGGAAGCTTCTTTCTTCCTCCTTGCGTTGCCATACCTCTTGCCTCTTAAGTGATTCCTCTTTCAACCTAGCCTGAGTCTGTTCCTCCTCAATCTTGTCCTTCATCTCGTATACAGAACTGTACAAAGCACCCATCTCACTAGGTGCGTTATATACGAGACACTCTCTTATTTGAACTGTCAAACGCTCCATTTCTTGAGCCGCCATCACTCTCTTGAGTGCCGCTTCCATGTGGTTTTGATTCGGGTCGTAGACTGTCAGACTCTTTTGTTCTTCTTCTCTGATATGCGCCGCTAACTGCTCCTGAAGTTTGAAAAACTCTGTGAGGTTCTTAACTATGTCTATTTTGACTTGAGTTTCGTCAACATCGACATAATCCGACTTCTTAGACTTAGCGACAGGCTTTGCAACTTGAGGCTTTGGCTTAGAACCAAAGAACTTGAGAAGCTGAGTCCAGAAGCCATGTGCCTCCTTGCCAATGGCAATGATTTCTTCACCAGTTCGCTTAATCTGGATAAACTGCTCTTTACTTTGCTTCCAAAGCTCGACTCCAGCAGAAATCTGCTTAACCAGCGAACTCGCCATGAGGCAAATAGTGATTGGGTCAATTTCAGTCTCCTACTCTTGGACTTGCGCTTTTGAGAGCAAATTGAACATGATTGGGTAATCAATATCAGGGAACAAGCCGCCAACTTTCCCAGCCTGTCTAGCGCCTTGACCAGCCAAGTAAGAAGCCTCACCAACTAATCTAGGAGAAGAACCAGCCAGATAAGCGGCTGTTAATGGGTTGGAGACTTGGCTAAGCAAACCAGCAGTGCCGATAGTTCCAGCGGCTTGAATACCTCTAGGAGTCACCTTGCTTAAAGCCTGACCAGCCAATGCTGGCGTGATTGGTATACCGCCACCGTATTGAGGTGATGTAGCCTCAAGTTGATTGACTAAATTAACTCGTTGACCATAGTTTGTGCTTGCGTTATCACGCAGTACAGTCTGCAATTTACGCAATCCAGCATCAGCACTTGCCCTCTTGCCTTGAGACAATGATCTTTCAATCTCACGAACTTGCTCTGATGTATCAGCATAAGCCTTCATTGTTTCTGCATAAGTAGGGGCTTGCTTTTGAATAGTGGACTTGATTGAGTTGTAAATATCTCCAACAATATCCCTTGATGATTTCTTTGTTATTGGTATGTCTGAAAGTACATCATCATAGATTTTTTGCTTGAGAATATCTAAACCTTCAGGAGTATGGAATTCTGCTGGGTCACTATTTTTCCAATCATCAATGATTTTTTGTGCTTTTGCGATATACCCTGCGGCATCTTCACTACGAACCTTGCCTTTATAGAAAACCCTATCTGCCGCATTACCTAATGAAGTATCTATGTCGCCAAAATCCAAAACAGACTTATCGTTTTTAATGTCTACCATTCCAGAACGATAATTAGCCTGTTGCTCCTGAATCATTGCCTTGAGATTTGACTTAGTATCCTCAAGAACTTGAAGCTGATCAACAGTACCACGCAAGTTTCCAGTGAATGCCTGACCTCTAGCGCCTCCTTCTTTGCCAGCCTTGAATGCTTCTTCAACAGCCATAGAGCCAGCACCAGTAGTCATTCCTAAAGTTGGGGCTACTTGTTTTGAAGTAAAAATTAGTGGTGCGGCGGCTATTCTCAATGGGTCTGTGACTTTAGCGGCTGTAGTTAAGACCTTAGATGCTGTACTTGCTTTTGGAAGAATACTAGCGCCACCAGTAAAAACCAATGATGCGTCAGACAACACACCAGCAGGGTCAGTTGCTAGTGCTGTTTTTGCACCCTCAACACTTCCATATCTGTTAGCCATAAAAGCACCAACTTGCTCAGCAGACTTCTCTCCTTTAAGCCTCATTTGCTTTGCCAAGTCAGACTCAAAGAAAGGCTCGCCAAGAACTTTAGATGTTGCCCCAACAAACAAAGTTCCCAAGTCTCTAGCTGTTTGCAAAGGGTCTGTAACAGTCTTAAATACATCAGTCGCCATGTTGTACAAAGAACTTGGAAAGTTAACAACAGCACCAGTCAACACTTCAGTTGTTGTCAAAGGCTTTTGATTCTGTGCTGTCTGCACTTGGCTTGGCTGTCTTGATGGAGTTAAACCTTGCTCACGCTCGTAAGCATCAATTTGAGCATCTGTATACCCTGCCGCTTTAGCGGCTTGACGATTGATGGTTGCCATTTTTATCTTACTCCGCCAGTTATGTTAGATGGATTGGTGTTTTGACCTTCAACCACAAAGTTAGACAAAGGTGGCTTTATCCCTGTAGGCTTTAGAGCATCTAGTTGCGCCTTGCTAAAACCGCCAGTACGCAAAGTTTTCTCAAGTTTTTCATAGGCTTTAGCGGCCTCCTCTGCTTGTCTCTGCAAGTTCCGTTGAGCTTGAGCAGAGTTCATCCCTTTGGTAACCATTGCTTTCTCAAACTCAGCCTTCTCTGGCGCAGTCAAAGCTGAACCAAACAAATCGTTTCTAACCTTGTTGACATTGTTTTGATAATTTTGCCACCATTGATATAGCGCAACACTTTTCTCATCGCTTTGCTTGCCAGCCGCAAAAACTGCAACTTCGCCAGCCGCATTAGTTCCATAACCAGCGTATTCTGGTTTAAATGTGTCGTAAAGATCAACAAGTTTGTCAACTCCTGTTGCTCTGTCTGCAAGTTTTGTTGAATCGCCAAAGCTAATTGGCTTGCCATCCTTGGCTTTTTCGGCCTCATCTTGCGCTTGTTTGATTTTGAGCCTAGCCAATTCAACATTCAACTCTCTGAGAGTATTGTTTGTATATCTTGACTGATCTCTAGCACTCTTATCCGACTCATATCTTTGAGCATCGCTATTCAACTTTGTCAACTTTTCCAGCAATCCATTTTGGTCTTCAAAGTCAAGATTCGCAAAGTTTTTGGCAAGTTGGTTAGCGTAGGGCAATATCGTTGGATGAATTGCTTTGCTAGTAATCAATGTTTGAATTGCATTGTCAGATGTAACATTTTGAACTGGCTGACCCTCTGGAGTAATGAGTTTCCAAGTTCCATTTGGTTGACGTTCAAGGAGTTTTTCACCCTTCTTGAGTTCCTTAGTCTCTGGCGCAAGTTTCTTCAGAACCTCACGACCAGCAACAGTTGTAGAAAGTCTTGCTTCAACATCTTTGTCACGAGTCCCATCAGGTTTAAACAGAGTCCTAGCAAGTTGTTGAACTTGCAAAGATTCAACGCCCTGAACACTCTCAAGCCGTTGTTTAACAAGATTTGCACCAGCTTGACCATATTGAGACACAAGCAAATTAGCGACATCTTCATTGAATGTCTTAGTTGTTGCGTCAAACAATGGTTTTGTTGGCTCACCAGTGTCAGGGTTGATGCCGTTAGCAATGCTTAATGCTCTGGCTTCCATTCCACGCTGTTGCATACCTTGACCACGTTCAACCAAGAACTTCTCACGCTCAAAGCCACGAATCTCTGCGACTGATGCCTGTTCTCTAGCCTTCATCATCTCATTACGCAAAAGGAAAGCGGCTTCTTGGTCACCGACTTGCAATGCGGCTTGAATGCCTCTTGCATAAGAGTCTGGATTAGCAGGGTCAATCATGCCAAGGATTTGCTGACGCTGAGTAATCTTCTGCAATTGAGGGTCTGTACCACCTAAAGCACCACCAATGCCTTGACCAGCCTGATACCCTGCTTGCTGATACAGCATTCTGGCTCGGTCTAAAGGAGCCATTTCAGCACTACGAGCAAACCGCTGTTGCATAGCGGCTTCTTGTGCCGCTAAATACTGTTGTGGATTTGTAAACAATCCTAAGATGTCGCTTGCCATGTCTTACCCCTTATGTTCCAAACAGTTTCAAAACTTCAGCCGCTGTATATGTCTTTTCTGGAGAGCCTACACCAAATATATTGTTTAGAGCACTCTTAAACTCAGGGCTTTTACTGAAAGCTGATAAGGCTTCACCACTTCCAGTAAACGCATTGCTTGGAGCCATAGTAGCCGCAGCACTTGTAATACCGCCACTTAACAGCTTTCCAGCCTCTGCCGTTCCAGCAGTAGTCTTAGCGCCAATTGAAGTGCCAAGATTTAATGATCGTTCTGCAAGTCCCTCAAGTCCTGCTGATGTATCCATAGCAGTAGCAAATGGAGCATAAGCGCCAGTTAGTCCTGTGTAATATCTGTTACTCAAGTTAGCACCAGTATCAAACAAGCCAGAACCAAAAGTAATGCGGTTTCTTGCTTCTTGGTCAGCTTGAGCCGCAAGAGCTAAATCTTGTTGTGCAATAGCGTTGTAGTAAGCGGCATACTCAGGGCTTGTAGCCATCAAGTTTCCACCTTGGGAAACAGCAGCACCACCACGACCTTGTTGGAACAACTTGTTTTGCAACTCAGCTAATTGAGTTTGTCGGCTAGGACTAATCAATGCTTGTTGTTTAGAGATGTAGTCAGCCGCAACAGCTTCTGGAGACTTAGCAAGGTAACTCTCACCAAGAGTAAACAAACTTTTTGCAGCACCAGTCAAAGGAGCATATGCGGCTCTTGCGCTTTCAGCATCAAGCAATCCTTGATCTGCAAGTTTTTTCAGTCTATCCTGATAGGCTTTGATTTCATCACTAGCCGTATAACCAGCAGTTGTGAGATTACCTTCTGCATCGTAACCAAAGTTAGATGTTCCAAATCGAGTGGTAACGCCAACAGGACGGAACTTAGCCGCATCAGCGGCAATACGAGCCGCCTCAATCTGAGCATCTGCTTGTATTTTTGCTGCGTCAGTTGCCTTATCAGCAATTTTATTTGCGCCAGCACTACTAATCAATGTCTGTACAGCAGCAACACCAAGTTTGGCTAGTGTATCTTTACTAAGTCCTGTTAATGCCGCTGCCTTTGTGAACAAAGAATCAATCGCTCCTTTATCAGTAGGCGCAATTGGCCCCATAAACTCATCAGAAGGGGTTGTATAACCACCACTAGGTGTCGCAGTAGTTGGTGCGCTAGTAGCTACAGAAGGTACGTTTGCGGCAACATCAACTGGTGGCGCAGGGCTAATCATTCCATCTGGAGAAGTTACTATTGGTTGCGTGTAGGATGAACTTTCAAACAAACCTGTGGATGGAGGAGCAGGGCTGATTAAGCCTTCAGGTGAAGTTACTATTGGTTGTGTATAAGATGAACTCTCAAATAAACCTGTAGTTTCTGGTACAACAGGAGGAGCCATTACAGGGGCTGAAAACATACCTGATGGTGGCGGTGCAGATGTTGCTCCAGTATATGAACTAGTGGCATTTGCAGCATCTCCAACAGGAGCCATGTCAACGCCAGTAGTAGCACCAGCCGCACCACTAGCCGCAGTTGCACCTCTTATCGCATTTGCGCCAGCAGTAAATGTTGCAGCAAGAGCCGCATTCTTTATAATGTCTTTTGTTGAATCTCCAGCAAGTGCGCTTGCACCACCACTGAGAGCCGCCGCACCAACAACAGAAGCAGCCGCACCAGTAGCGCCAAGAGAAGAACCAATTAAAGGAATTAGTGGAGGGTAAACAATAGATGCAACTAATGCAACAGGCTTTGCAACCTTCTTAACAAACTTTTTAAATTTTTTCCAATTTGCCATTTCAAGCTCCCAATTCGCCAGAGGCAATCATTTGCCTTGCCATCTCGCCAAGAGTGGCAAAAACACCAATAAGTTCATAGTCAATCTCTGTTTCCAAATCTTCAGCTTCAGCCAAGTCACTATCAATAATGGCTTGCAATAGTTGTGGATACAAAGACTTGTCTTGCAAAACACGTTCAGCCAACTTGCCAATGCTAATCAAGGTTTCAGGGCTAACACCCTCCTCTTGCATGGCCTCACGAACCATTTGTTTTGTTTCTGCGACTTGTTGTGCTGTTGCCATTGTTCTTCTCCTTAAATAGTGCCGTTGGCAATCACGTTGCCCAACACAGTCAAATTACCACTAGCATCAATCTTTGCAACAGCAGTAGATGAGTTGTAGATGTACAAGACGTTAGATGTCTCTACAAACGAGAAGTTCGTAAAAGTACCATCAGCCTTGGTTGCAATGGCAGTCTGAATGTTTGTAAATTCAGTGTCAATCTCAGAACCCTTGACAACCTTACCCGCATTGCCAGAAGCCAAGGCATCTTTAGCGGCGAAATTCGTGGTTTTTGTGTAATTCATGTCACATTCCTTGCTTCATATACGCCAAAATAAGCTCAAGCTCTTCAATGGAAGAATTTGTTTTCATTCTATTTGCTTTCCAAGAAATAATTTGAATATTATCTTTTGTGTAGCCTTTTGTTGAATCAATCCTATCAATGCTAGGACTACTCTCTCTGAATCCTGCGTCACCAAAAACTAACGGTGTTCCAAAAATTGGACACAACCCATCTTTGGGGAAAATGTCTTTGATGTCTTGAATTGTTAACTTGTTCTCTCGTGATTTCTTCTTTGATCGCTGCTTCGAAGCATTCAATAACATCTGCAATCTATATTCAAAATCTTTTCTTCGGTTCGCCTGATAGTTTCTTGAATACAACAATAACTCATCTTTGTTATTTATGCGTCTATTTTTTTGATACTCAAGGTCACAAGGTCTGCATCTGTATTGCAAGCCATCAGAAGAAGAGCTATTCTTTGTAAAGTCGAAAAGAGATTTCGTAACCTTGCAAATATTGCATGGCTTTGTTTTTTCAACGACTTGTAGATTACTCACTGTATCTCCTTAAACCGTTTTGCCATCTTTGGCTTGAATTTCAATCTTTTGAATGCTGATTGGCGAACCATTTATCTGCACTTCATATCCAGTCTGCACAACATTACCAAATCCTGATGCTTGAGCAACCAACGTACTCAATTGAATGCCAGAAGAATAATAAGCAACAGGAACACCATTGTCGCCATACTCAGCCCTTCCATACTCAGCAACAGTAGTCACAGGAATGTCCAATGTTGCCGAATAGTACTGACCAGAGAAGTCGTAGCCCCACTTGATAATGAAGCCTTGATTAGAGCCACCAATGACAACTACTGAAATGCGTTTGACAACAGATGTAACCTCTGTCTCATTAAGGTTTGCGTAGTTAGTGAAGTACTGCATACGGTATGTCGTAGCATGGTCTAGATAAGTACCATACTTGCCAACATAACCATTCTTGCCAATCAGCAAGTCACCATTGCGTCTAGAGTACAGAGAAGTAGGCTCAATAGAGTCCCAAGTCGTTACTCTTGCAGAACCATCTTCCAACTGTGCCTTTGTGTCAAATACATAAGTTACCTTAGTAACAGGCAAGTTCAACAAGTAGAAACCGTTAGATTCTGAGTAAACAGCCTTGATGTTTGCCAAGACTTCAGAACTAACATTGGTCATCAAGTCATTACGCACATTCTTAGACAAGTCTCGCAAAGGTGCAGACTTCTCTTGAATAGTACGCAACAAACTACGCACACCACTGTTTGACAAGAAGATGATGTCAGTGCCAGTGGTAGCAATTGAGTCTCTAGACAAGCAACCAATCTCTGCAATGGTGTCAGCCAATGACATGGTAGATGGTGTTGTTGCACCTTGATAAACCAAGATTTGACGCTTGCCAAAGACAAAGAAGTAATTGTTATGAGCAGCTAAACCCATAATCTGATCTGCACCGTTAGGCCACACTCTAGACACATCTAAAGTGCCTGAAGTGCCACCAGTCCATACATGACCAGCCAACAAGTCAGAGAATGTGATAGTTACATTGTCGCTAGATGTCTCAGCAACCCACAATCGACCAAACGCAGAAACAGCAATGTTTCCAAGTGGCACAGTACCAGCATAGCCAGTCTTCTCTGAAACTCTGCGATATGTTGTGGTGCTAACAGCAGGGTCATAGATCAAAGGCGTATGACCAAGCTGGAAGAAGTAAGTGATGCCATTCAAGGATGCACACTGCCAGTTACTAGCTGTGATGGTAGGAGCAGTACCCCCTCCCCCATAGGTCAACTCGACAACAGCATTGGTTCCATCCAACTTGAATAGCTTATTGTTGCCAGCAAAGAGGGTGGTCAAAGTACCATCAACTTGGACTAATTCATGGATAACACCAATGTTGTTTGCACCAAGATTGCCTGAAGACGAGTTAACCCTTGACCAACCCTTGCGTGAACCAATACGCCCAAACTGGTCAATCACGCAATTAGTGGCAATAGACGCAAAACCAGACACTAAAGTAAGCGGCGAGTCTTGTGTATTCAGCTCGAAAAAGCCGGGGGCTGAGATGCCATAGATCATCAATGGCTTACTCATATAGCCACAAACTCCTGATTTTCGGGGTAACGAGTGCCTTCCAGAGCAATATAGTCAGCCAACATTGCCTTGTAAAACAACATGGCCTCAGAGGAATCCAAACCACCATCTTCACCACGTTCAACCAAAGCACGAGCATAAGCATTCTGGACAACCAAAACATCAGGAACAAGCACTACAGTCTGGTCTAACGTCAATGTGGCCTGTGGCACTGACAAGCTAAATGGGATGGTATACACGCCATCAGGACGAGGATAAATATTTACCTTGGTGTCGTAGCTTCCATTAACGCCATCAAAGGCATATTCTGAAGGAATGCCACTAACAGGCGTAGAGAAATTCTGTTTGCGGTTCATTGACGCAAAGTCAATGTTCTTCATGCCAATATTGCTAGTTGTGTTCAGAACATCAATAACTTGAAACTTCTGACCAGAACCAGTCAAGGCATAGGAGTAAGTACCAGCCGATGTGGTGATGGTAATTGTTGTACCCAAGACATTCCACGAGAAAGCATCTTCAATCTGACGCTTTGCATCATTGACAAACTTGCCAATCAAAGTGGAATAGCTTGTTGCAGTAACGGTTGCTACAGTTGGTTCACGCAACCGAATTAAGACATCGTTTACAAGTTCTAA